CAACAGCACTCCGCACCTCTTCAGGTAAATCAGAAACAATAGTATCTATTTCTTTTTCTGATAAAGGTTCTTGCTTTAATTCGTCAGATCTTTCTTTAAACGCACTTAAAACTTGTTCGTTTCTTACAGCACCTGTCACAAAATCGCTCGCTACTCCTGCAAATTCAGCAGGAACCTTAGACAACGCATTGTCTATTTGCTCTTGATCTTGTGACCTAACAGCAGCTAAAAGCGTTCCTTGATTTTCTTGTAAATATTTTGCTTGCAACATATTTTTCTGTTCTTCTTCAAAAGCAAACTCATCTAGTTGTGCTTTTCTGTATCCTTGTTCTACATCTGGATCTTGAAGAAGTTGTTTTTTTCTGTTAGTTAAAGAATCCTTTACAAGTTTACCCTGTGCTGTTGAATCGTCTAATGTTTCTAAAGCATTATCAATAGTAGAAACTGCCTTTATTTCGTTCGTTAAACCACGTTTTTCAACATCAGGTATTAAATTTCTTAGTTGTATAATTCTAGAATTAATAGCCTTCTTCTGCTCAATAGTAGTTGCAGAGTCTCTTAATCGTTCTAACTGCTTAATGTTTAAAGAAAGCGCAGCAGGGTCTCCTGCAACAGCAGAGGCTTGAGCACGATCTGTTGCGGTTGATAGCTTATCAAAATCTTCAAGCTCTTTTTTTCTTTGTGCAGCCAGCGCAGGAGCCTGTCCAATAACACCGCCAAGCTCAAACAAACCCTGACCGTATCTAGGCTGTGTCAGCGAGGCTAAAAATGATTGTCCGAAACGTGCCATTATTCTTCTCCTTAGCCAAATATACTGCCAAACAAACCGCCTAAGCCTTCAACAGCGCCGCCAAGAACCTCACCCAAACCGCCGTAGCTGTCCGTTGGCGTAGCCAGTCCGGTTAACAAACCAGTACCGAGTTGTCCCATCAGGTTAGCCTGTCCGAGTCCTGCGCCGAGTAACGCTTCAAGTCCACCCATAGATGCTTCACCAAACAGACCTGCGCCGTAAAGCTGACCGCGCTGCGCTAGCTGCGGAAACAACTGAGCCGCTTGCTGTACGTTAAGCAACTGAGCCTGTGGCAAGTAAGCACCGCCTAACGCGCCTAGTCCTCGCTGTTGTTGTGCAGCTAACAGTGCTTGATCCTGCGCTGACAACTGCGAACCCAGTCCAGTAAACGCCTGTGCAAGCCTTCCTTGTTGCATCTGTTCTGCCTGCGCCTGCTGTATTGCAGACAACGCCGCTTGGTTACGCGCTTCTTCTTGTGCTTTAGACAGCGCCATTTGCTCAGGCGTACCGCCAAACATCGCTGTACGTACACCTAAACGACCCTGACCTGCAAGACGCTCTTCAAGCGCAAGACGCTGACGTTGCTCTTCAGGCGACTGCACAGCGCGGATACGCTCGTAAACTTCTGCTTCGCGGTCTGCGGTAGGCATTCCAGCAGCACCCATGAACTCTTCACCAAGCCCGAACGCTTGTCTTCCAGCTTGACGCCCCATCATCTGTCCGTATATTGGGCCTCCAAGTGCCTGTTGCGCTTGTCCCATCAACATGCCTTGAATAGCTTGCTCTTCAGGTGATAAAGCCATCTGAGCAGCAACACCACCGCCTTCTGTTGGAGTAACACCAAATGCACCGCCTGTTGTAGACGTTACGGTGAACGGTTGGAACTGTGTTTGCTCAAGACCTTGCTGTGCAATTCCAAGTGCGCCTTGCTGTGCAGCTTCACCAATAGCTCCAAGTCTGTCGTAAGCACTTTTAACAGCAGCAGCGCCACCAGCACCTGAAGCAAGACCGCCAAGCAATCCTAGATTTTTAAAGAAATCAGAAATGCTTGCGCCTTGCGTAAAGTCATTAAACGCACCGCCTTGAGCCGTGTCTAATGCTTCTTGTTCCAACAAAAAATCAAGAAATTCATCAGCCATTAGTAAGTACCTCCGTCAATTGTTCCAGTAGACAGCGTACCTGTAAACGTCAAAGCAGGTATTGTAACAGTGCCCGTAAACGTAGGGCTGGCTGTATCTGCTTTGGTAGCAATCGCTGTAGAAATGTTATCGAACTCTGTTTCAAACTCTGAGCCGCGAATGATCTTACCGCTGTCTCCAGAAGGCAAGGAATCCTTAGCAGCAAAGTCGGTTGTCTTTGTATAATTGCTCATAGAACTTTACCTAATAGTGCTAATACGTTAATCTCTTGTAGAGACAAAGGAAAACCATTGATGTCTGACTCCAGACCAATAGTAATGACAGTGCCGTCTCCGGTTGTGTTAACAACACGACGACTGGTGAGTTCACCGCCTGTAAACTCTGCGACGTTAAACTCAGATATGCCGTAGTAACCGGGATTCTGATTACCTACGGTGTATTCTTGGCTCTTATAATATGTTTCAAAGTCGTAAGCCCACTTCAGAAAAACGGTTGCGCTGTTTGCACCTACCAGCGTCGGTCTGATTTTCTTTAGTATCTTTAGCCTAGACGGATCACCGAATGTCAATCCGGGACTGTAATACTTAAAACGGTACGCGCTGCCATTATCTGAATAGTTTGAGTATGTTCCAACACCGTCAGCAGTGCCTATGTACAGTGTGCCGTCACTGTGCCGCGTGAAACATTTGTACGAACTAGAAGGCCATCTTGTTACTCTGTATGCTCCATTCTCAAGCGTACCGCGAAGATCAAAACAGTACACAGTTTGCTGATCGGAGAACGCAATAAGATAGAAATAGTTTTCTGGGCTGTATACAGAACACGTAGGCTCTGTGCGGTTTTGAATTAACGAAATTAAGTCTTGTTTAATGTTGCGGCTTAAGTCTGTCAGCGGCATTGACTTTTCTTGGATGGTTCTTCCAAAGCTGCGGAGACCTGAGTGAGACATAAACAGCACATCTGTACCGATGTGTTGAACGCTGTTGCGACAAATGCAACCAACACCAGCAACCGTATCGGCTAACGACATAGATGCAGGTGAGTCAGCGTTTTGATAGACAAGGATGCTGTGGTTACCGAATATAATTAACAAATTGTTGTGTGCAGCCAGTGCGCGTACTTCGTCAAAACCATCAGGCCATGCTTTAGATACGTCAATAGATCCGCTTGAGCCACCGCTAAAGTCAGTACCGTTAAGCAAGTCAGACCAATAGATAACATTAGCGTCAGTGGCGTTATCGACTACCCAGAGTCTTCCGTACGCTGCAAGTGCTTCGTGACACTTCAAAGTTGATGCAGTAGCTGTACCATTAGCTACAGTAAATGTACGAAGACCTGTAGCGTTGTCGTACACTAAAGGATCATAACCGCGCTGGAAGAAGTACGCTTTGTCGTTAAAGTTTACAATCTTCCAGTTGTCATCTGTGATTGTGTAGGAGGCTGGCGTTTCGTCAACAAGTGTCGTAGTGCCTGACAGTATCTTGTTATTGCCTGTGGTAAAAATAACATTGTTACCAGCACTGTCGTAAAAGTGATGCAGACGCTGAACGTAAGCAGAGCCTAGTTCAGTTTTGTCTGTTGTTATAACGTCATTTCCTTTACGCGATGCGATTCGTCCACGCTTGTCAATGATGGCGTTGTCAGCAATCTCAGCAAATGACGGGTCTTGCGCTAGTGGAGAATCTTCAGTGTTGATTCCCTTAAACGCAGGAGCGACTAGATTGATACTCTGAAGTGGTTGAGCCATTACGGTGTGTACCAAATAGTTTCGTCAGGGTGCTTCTGAGCATCTAGAGCGATAGCATCAGACAAGTACTTATCTGCAATACCAAAGTATTCTGGAGCAGACGTACCACCTGTCTCGCCACGCTCACGCGCAAGCAACGCAATGGCTAAATGGATAACAGGCATTGCAGGGATAACAAGAGTGTCTGTGTCTGTACTCAAGTCATCGTTACGTAGGACGCAGTTAAACCGGATAGTGTAAACACCGTCAGGCTTTGGGTAGATGTCTACTTGAGAGTCTCCAGATGAGTCAACTCCGTTGTAAGTGTAGTACGCTGGCGAGCCGCTAACGGGATCTTGG